GTTGTACTTCTTCTGTGATGAGTTTCATTTTTATGCGTCTCCGGCAATTTGAACTTGTTGGTAATATAAAGCTCCTGCTCCAGTTCCATATGCAGAAACTTTTATTGATCTTCTTAAATCTGCATCAGTAGAAAATGCAGTTACAATTCCAGATGTGCTCGTGGATACGGTAATTCTTGCTGAATAATATCCACCAACTCCACTTGTTGCATCAACTGCCGTAATGGGTTGATGAGTAAAATTGTAATATGGCTGCCCTACGGAAGTTAAAGTTACATAATCTCCAACAACAAATGGTGATCCAGATCCTGTTGGAAAATCAATTGTAGTTGTAGTTCCTGTAGTAATTCCGGAAATTCTTTGTGATGCTGGACTTAATGCAAGCACCGCAGTTCCTCCTGCAGGAACATAATAATCTGTTGTTGCTGCTGTTGGACTAGTTCCAATTCCAATAAAGGCTCCGGCAGAAACTGCCACAACTCTTAGTGCTTTAGTCTGAACTGACAATGCAGATGAAGTTGTAGCAGCTCCAGAAGTAATTGCAATAGAACTGCCAAGACCAACTGGTTTATGTACTGTCATTATTCTTGATCCTCGTATGATGGTTCATTACCAAACATAGATGTGGCAACTAAAGGTCGAGCAGCATCAACTCTTTCTGCTGCCTTAGCAAACAGAACGTCTTTAATTTTGTCACTGATTTCTGATGCTGACGAATCAGTAGCAATCAAGTCGATAAGTTCTTCCATAAAATTTTAATATATGTCTATTCTTTATTTATATCTTACCACCTTTAGGTTCTGGAACCTGTGTTATTTGTGCATCAACATTGATATCTGGTTCCTGTGGAATATCTCCCATTAGTCCGGGATCACCACCTTCTTGGGGAACTGCACCCTCTGGTGGTAATGGTTCTCCAGTAATTGGATCAACTTGTGATGGATCTGGAATAATACCTTTCTTAATTTCGTCTTCAATTTGCTCATCAATCTCAATGATTTCTGAATCGGTTTGACGAAGGATCTTCTTACGAACATATTCAGTGGAATAATACTTACCAATATACGGTTCAATCGTAGAAAGAGTTGCTAAACGCTCATTCATTAGTTCTGATTCTTTAAGCTCTGCAAATTGGTTATCATACAAGAAATCATATTGAATATGATCACTAATGGTTTCCCAATCTTCTGGTGATACAATGTTCTTGAGAATCAATTGCGTTCTCAACATATCATTGAACATATTTGCAAAACGCTTTCTTAAACGTCCAACAAACTTGGCAAATTTTAGTTCATCTCTTAAAATTTCTGATGAACGTCCTAAATTAAATCCACCGTCAGAAGCAATTCTTGATTCTGGAACACCCAGTGCTCTATAAAGTTTCTTCTGGAAATACTCAATATCAGCAAGTTCTCCAAGATTTTGTCCACCAGGAAGTGTGGTGATTTCAGTTCCTCTACCACCTTCTCTTCTTGGTAACCAGAAGTCCTCAAGCATCGCCATATGCTTTCTATCATCTTTA